CCCTGCAGCAGAAGGCAGGCTAATAACCGGAGGTGGCAGCGATGATGGAAGAACTTCTGAAGAAAGTCAAACAGAATCTGATTCTGGATCATAACGATGACAACGATCTGCTAACGGGATACATTACCGCTGCCATCTCCTATGCGGAAAGCTACCAGCACATCCCGGCGGGTACTTACCAGGTCGATCCCATGCCGCCCACCACCGAGCAGGCGGTCATTATGCTGTCGACCCACTTCTATGAATCCAGAGACGGTAGTACCGGCGGCTTCTTCTCTGATAATGTCCAGGCCGGACAGCAGGTATGGCATACAGTCAATCTGCTGCTCCGGCTCGACCGGGATTGGAAGGTGTAGTGTATGTCTATCGGCATGATGAACACCTGGATTGACCTGCAGGTCAAGCGGATACTCATAGACGAGGAAGGCTTTTCCTCTGTGGAATTATCCACGGTGAATACCGTCCGGGCATACCGGGAGGGACGGCATGGCAGTGAGAAATGGTCTAACCGGGCATCTTTTACAGATGCAACAGACCTTTTTCGCTTCCGTGTCATGCCCCATACAGAGGTCACGACCGACATGACGATCCTTTGTGATGGGCATCTTTTTGAAATCAGCAGTGTTGAGAATGTGAAAGGCCGTGGAATGTATCTGGAAGTCCTGGCGAAAGAGGTGAAGCCCAGTGGCGAAATGTGATGTGAAGATGCCGGAGGATTTCTTGCTGAAGCTGTCCCGGCTGGGTTCCAATATGGACTCTGTTGCGGAAACGGTACTGGGAGCCGGTGGTGAGGTGGTTCTGGAAAAAGTCCAGGGTAACCTCTCCGCTGTAGTTGGTACCGGCACCAAGTATGACTCCCGCTCCACCGGTGAACTGGTCGGCTCTCTCGGTCTGTCTCCCGTTAAAGTGGACGCTTCCGGAAATCACGATATCAAGGTCGGTTTTGCCGAGCCTCGTTCCGACGGTGGCAGCAACGCCAAGATCGCCAACATACTGGAATACGGAAAACACGGGCAGGTTCCCAAACCTTTCCTAAAGCCTGCAAAGACCGCCTCCCGTAAGGAGTGCATTCAAGTCATGAAAGACACACTGGAAGCGGAGGTGCAAAAGTTATGAGCCTGCTTGCAGATCTGAATACCATTGCCGGAAATGTGGGGATCGCCGTGGAGACCGGTGTGTTTTCCGGTACTGCCCCAACAGAATATCTGGTGCTGACACCTATGTCGGACTCCTTTGATGTCCATGCAGACAACGATCCCGGTGTGGATGTCCAGGAAGTGCGTATCTCCCTTTTCACAAAGGGTAGCTACACCAGATGGAAGAATACCCTCGTCCGGGCGATCCTAGCTGCGGACATGACCATAACAGAGCGCCGGTATATCGGTCATGACGATGAATCCGGCTATCACAATTACGCCATTGATGTGGCGCATTACTATGAAATGGAGGAATGACCATGGCAACAATTGGTCTAGATAAGCTGTACTACGCTAAGATCAATGAGGCGGAGAACGGCGAAGAAACCTATGATAAGCCTGTGCAGCTGGCAAAAGCCATGTCTGCTGACCTTTCCGTGGAACTGGCAGAGGCAACTCTGTATGCAGATGACGGTGCCGCGGAGATCGTCAAAGAGTTTAAGAGCGGCAAGCTGACGCTGGGCGTGGATGACATCGGCTCCACGGTAGCATCTGACCTCAGTGGTGCTACCATCGACGCCAACGGCGTTATCGTATCCGCAAGTGAGGACGGCGGCACTCCTGTTGCTGTCGGTTTCCGGGCGAAGAAGTCCAACGGCAAGTACCGTTATTTCTGGCTGTACCGTGTGAAGTTCGGTATCCCCGCGGCGAACATGGCTACCAAGGGTGACAGCATTACCTTCTCCACTCCCACCATTGAAGGTACCATCCTGCGCCGTAACAAGCCCGATACCCGGGGCAAGCATCCCTGGAAGGCAGAGGTCACGGAGGGCGATACTTCCGTCACCGAGGAAACCATCGTCAACTGGTATAACGAGGTTTACGAACCCGCTTATACCGCCTGATAAGGAGGAACTATGGATACTGAACGCACTGCAATCATCACCATTGGCGGTGAGGAATATTCCCTGGTTCTGACTACCAGAGCCACTAAGCAGATTGCCGGTCGCTACGGTGGCCTGGAAAACCTGGGCGATAAGCTGATGAAGTCCGAGAACTTTGAACTGGCCATCGGTGAGATCGTCTGGCTCATCACCCTTCTGGCGAACCAGTCCATTCTCATCCACAACCTCCGAAACCGGGACAACAAGCGTGAGCTGCTGACCGAGGAGGATGTGGAACTGCTGACCTCTCCCGTGGATCTGGCTTCCTACAAGGATGCCATCACCGAAGCCCTGTACAAGGGCACCAAGCGCAACATCATCAGTGAGGACGATCCAAAAAACGCGGCAGTCGGGTAAGTGACGAAGAGTTATTTACCCGACTTCTTTATTACGGCATCAGCCAGCTACGCCTCTCCTGGGAGGAAGTCTGGCTGATGCCGTTTGGTTTACTCCTGGATCTTTGGGAGTGCCATAAACAGTACAACGGCATTACCAAACCCAAACGGGAGGTTTTCATTGACGAGATCATCCCGGATGGCATCTGAGGAAGGAGGTGCGTAGTCCGTGGCTGATACCTTTGGCCTGAAAATCGGCCTTGAAGGTGAGAAAGAATTTAAGAAGGCACTGAGTGATATAAACCAGTCCTTCAAAGTTCTCGGCTCCGAAATGAAGCTGGTACAATCCCAGTTCAGTAAAAATGATAATTCTGCGGAGGCTCTGGCAGCAAGGACGAAAACCCTCACTTCTCAGATCGATGCTCAGAAGCAGAAAATTGAAATGCTCCAGAAGGCTCTGCAAAATGCTTCTGAGTCCTTTGGTGAGAACGACCGCCGGACGCAGAACTGGCAGATCCAACTGAATAATGCCAAAGCCGCCCTGAATGACATGGAGCGTGAACTGGACGATTGTTCTAGGGAAGCGGATGACATGGGCGAGGAACTGGAAGACGCCGCCGAGGCTGCTGAAGATTCTGAGAAGAAGTTCAGTGGCCTCGGTTCTGTTTTGAAAAGTGTCGGCGCTGCCATGGGTACTGTGGCTGTTGCCGCCGGTGCCGCTACGATCAAGCTGGCAACCGGAGTCATTGAGCAGTTCGGTGAACTGGAGCAGAACATGGGCGGTGCTGTCGCTGTTTACGGCGATTACGCCAATGAACTGATGTCCATCTCCGAGGAAGCCTACCGCACCATGGGTACTTCCCAGAGTGAGTATCTGGCCACTGCCAATAAGATGGGTGCTTTGTTCCAGGGCAGCGGCTTAACCCAGCAGCAGTCCCTTGAGATGACCACCCAGGCCATGCAGAGAGCAGCTGATATGGCATCCGTCATGGGTATTGAAACGGAAGCCGCTCTGGAAGCGGTGACCGGTGCCGCCAAAGGCAACTACTCGATGATGGACAATTTGGGTGTTGCCATGAACAATACCACATTGGAAGCCTATGCCATGGCTAACGGCTACGACAAAGCCTGGGCATCCATGTCTAATGCGGAAAAGGCCGAAGTCTCCATGGCTTACTTCCTGGAAAAGACCCAGCAGTACGCAGGTAACTTTGAAAGAGAAGCCACCCAGACCATTTCCGGCTCCATCGGTCTTATGAAGGCATCCATTGATTCCTTCGTGGCCGGTCTTGGCAACGCCGATGCTGATATGCAGAATCTGACCCAGAACATGGTGGATGCTTTTGGGGCGGTCAAAGACAATGTGGTTCCTGTGCTTCAGAACATCGTGGATGTACTTCCCATTGTGGTAGCAACCATAATCATGGCATTGGGAGATATTCTTCCCATGCTGCTCCAGACGGTAACTGACCTGTTCTCTTCGGTGCTGACCACACTGCTCAGTCTGCTACCGGAACTTACCCCGGCGGCAGTCCAGGCGATCCTGACCATAACGCAGGCGCTGATCGATAACCTACCTCTTATCGTGGAAGCGGCAGTACTTCTGGTCACCACCCTGGTTGGTGGTTTTGGCTCGGCTCTTCCGGAACTGATCCCTGCGGCGGTTGAGGCGGTGGTGACCATTGTCACGGGCCTGCTCGACAGTATGCCCCTGGTTTTGGACGCTGCCCTTCAGCTGATGACCGGCCTGACCACCGGTACGCTGGATGCGCTTCCCGTGCTGATTGCCGCACTGCCCACAATCGTCAACTCGGTCATTGACTTCTTCCTCGGCTCCATTCCCCAGATCATCCAGACCGGCTTCCAGCTGATCACTTCTCTGATCACAGCACTGCCCAGTATCATCACCACCATTCTGACTGCCGTTCCGCAGATCATCGACAATCTGGTGACAGCCACACTGGCATCCATTCCTCAGATCGTGGAGGCAGGTATCCAGCTTCTCATTTCGCTGATCCAGGCTTTGCCCCAGATCATTACCACGATCCTCACTGCGATCCCCCAGATCATTGGCGGCATTACAAATGCACTGATCAATAATATCGGACTCATTGCCTCCACCGGCTTCCAGGTTTTTGTAGCCCTCATTAAGAATCTGCCTTCCATGATCGTTGAGATCGTCCAGGCTGTACCTCAGATCATTGCGGGTATCGTCCAGGCATTCACTTCTTCCATGGGGCAGATCTCCAATGTGGGCGCGAACATCGTCCGTGGCCTGTGGCAGGGCATCCAGTCCCTTGCTGGATGGTTATGGAATAAGGTGTCCGCCTGGATTCGTTCTATCTGGGATGGCATCTGCAACTTCTTCGGTATCCACAGCCCTTCCGACCTCTTCGATTGGGCGGGCCAGATGATGGTTCAGGGTTTGGCTGGCGCGATCTCCCGAGATGGCGATGAAGCAGTCAAAGCAACTCTGGACATGAGCCATGGCATCAGTGATGCGGTCAATGACCTGGCTGCGGACATGAATACCTCTCTGGCACCGGAGATCACGGTGAAGGGTACACTCAGCAATGACGTGTCCGGTGTATCCGCATCTTCCGGTCAGACCACCATCAACATCTATCCTCAGACTCTGGATCAGGCCACCATTGACTACCTGTTCCTGAAATTCAACGCACGATTGGGGGCGGCAATTTGAGAAAGTTCTACATTGAAAATGAGATCGGCAGCAGATTGCCCCTCAACGGTGAACAGGGCATCTTCCTGTCCAATCCGGCTGGCCTGGGTATGACCATGCCTTCTGATTTTGCGGATATCCATAACGGCTTCTTCCGGGAGATCTCCAAAAACTCCGAGCCGCAAAGCACCATCACGGGAGACCTGGTGTTTATCGGCGACAACGCCTATGCTGACTACCGCTCCTTTGTGGACTGGTGCAGCGGCTCGGCGTCTCTGCATCTGATCTACAAACCCTATGGCACCACGGAGTTCTACCGGGATGTCTATATCAGCTACCTGACCAAAACGGAACTGACGGACACCCGGTGGCTCACTGTCCCGGCTTCCTTTGCCTGCCTGTCTCCCTGGTACCGGGCGGCTCCTACCAATATGTCCATGTCCACGGAGTCCGGCTATGTTCTGAAGTACCCCTTCAGCTACACTTCGGATCTGATCTATTCTTCCTCCAGCGCAGGCAGCATGGCTGCTGATATTCCCGCCGGAGGTCATATCCCGGCTTCCTTTGAACTGACCTATAAGGGCGCAGTCATCAACCCCAAGATCTCCCTGGTGGGCAGCTCCACCAACACCACCTACGGCATTTGCGCGCTGAACGCCACCCTGGGTGATAATGACACCTTTACGGTCTCCACCTTCTATGGCAAATGCCGGGTGGAGATCACGGACGCAGACGGTAAAACCACCGATGCGCTGAACAATGTGGATCTGGCCTATGAGCCGTTTCCCCGTATTCCGGTGAATGAGGATTGCGTGCTTCTCATGTCTGCCGACAGTGACATCCTGGGCCGTGCCAATGTCCGTGTGTATTACTACTACAGGAGCGTGTAGCCATGGTCGCATTTATCAAACGAAGGAAGGATTTCAGAACGGTTGCTTCTGCGGAAGTGGTCAGCTACGATGTGCCGCTGGCATCTATCTCCGATGATGTGGGAACCATCGTCCTCTACGATACTACCGTCACTCGCGGCAGTGAGGGCGACTTCCTCATCATGGATGGTCACATCTGGCTTGTGGAGCAGGTCACCCCAAATGAGATGCAGACCACGGTCACCGTGACGGACATTGCCGCCGCCTTTGACAGACTGCTCCCGTTTGTGGAGGATGGAGATTCCATCGGTTCTTTCCTGGCACAACAGCTTGCGGATCATTACCGGAATGTCAGCGACCTTTCTTACCAGATGCCTTACCTGGAGATCACGAACCTGGACAATACACCATGGCTGGGTCCCACTGTGACAGATGGCCTGTTCAACCTCAGAACATATATGCGGAAGGTCAACCGGCTCCGGGATGTACAGGTGCTGTTTTCTGTATCTCAGAACAAGCTGAACATTCTGATCCAGCCCCGGCAGCGACCTTCCCATAATGTCCTGTTTGAGGATGGAACTTCTCAGCTGATCTCCCGTTCCTACAACCGATCCTCCATCGCAAAGGTCACAGCCTACCAGTTTGGGGAAGGACACACCTTCTATCTGTCCGCAGATGGTGATGTGACCCGGGAGGAGCCGGTGTTCCGGGCAGAGGGCAAGTGGGAGGTTCTGGCTCTGGAGGAGACGGAGGATCTGGAAGAAAAGGTGCAGGACATCTTCTCCCAGAACTCCAATTCCCACAAAATTGAATGGCGGAGTACAAAGCCCTATGAACTCTACGATACGGTGGTGCTTCGCCTGGATGGAGGTCTTATGTCCTCCTATGTTTCCTACATCGGCATTTCCTCTGCCGATCATCGTTATTACTACAAAAGCGGCGAGTTGGCGACCACGCTGACGGAGCGGCTGAAAGGAGCGAATATATGAGTTCCAGTATTCACGGCGTCAATTTCGATAACCAGACTGTCACCGCAAAGGATCATGGTCATCTGTTCCACTGCGTCATCGTGGACGGCATCATGTCCGGCTGCGAACTGTCCTTCAGCGGTACCTCTCTGGTCATCACTCCCGGCTATCTGCTGATCTGTGGACGGGAAATGAAGCTGACAGCTAACACCACGGTCATTGTCAGCGGTGCCACCACCGGCTTTGCCCGTGTCCTGATCACCATTGACCTGACCAAAGCCGCCACGGCAGAAACATTTGAACAGGCTGATTTCCAGATCCAGTATGCCAATACGGCTACTGGATTTTCTGCACTCAACCAGGAGGACATCAACAGCACCGGTACGACCTACCAGTTTGAATTGTGCGTTCTGGCCCTGGGTACTTCCGGCATCGCGTCCATTTATTCCTCTGCCGGATCTGCGGCTGTCCGTATCCCCATTATTACGAGTGAGATGCTCGGCTCTGGGTGTGTAGTTACTGGAAAGATCGCCAGTAACGCAGTCACCAACGGCAAGATTGCTACCGGAGCGGTATCCACGGATAAGATCGCTGACGATGCCGTTACGGCGGCAAAGATTGCTGACGGCGCAGTCGGAACTGTGGCTATGGCTTCTGGTGCTGTCACCACAGACAAGCTGGGTGCGACTTCTGTTACAGCTGCAAAGCTGGGCGCTTCTGCCGTTGAAACTGCTAAGATTGCTGACGCTGCGGTCACCACTGCAAAGATGGCAGACGGTTCCGTTACCATGGCGAAGCTGGGCTCTGCTGTGACCATTGCCAAGGGCGGTACCGGTGCTACGGATGGTGCAACCGGTCTGAAGAACCTTCTGGCTGCCGGTGCTACGATCCTCAGTTCCAATCAGTATGGAACGAGCCTTCCCAGTACCGCCACCGCAGGCAGACTCTTTTTCAAGAAGGTGTAATCTATGGCAACATTGGCAGCAACCGTAGACGGATGGAGAAACCGACAGGGAGCAGTTTGGTATCCGAGCAGCGGATTTTCCAGTATCGGTTCCGGTACCGGTGCTTCGCTGTATATTGCATCGAACCCCAGCGGCAATAACAAGTACACCATCTGTCTCAGAATCAAGACACCCAGTTCTAGCAGCATTGGCAGTATCAGCAAGTTGAGTGTGACATTTAAGGTTTACAAGGCCAACACAAATGCCGGTACGCTGTATGGTAGTTTGAGAACTACTTATACCGATAGTGGCAGCAGTGATACAGCAAGCACATTCCGGAATAATGCCGTCGGTAGCGAGGCAAGCACGACTTACGCTTCTACGTCCTATGGCACCATTACATTTGACTTCAGTGGCACTTTCAGTCAGGGTACCTATTATTATCTGTTCTTATATACCAAGAGCAACAGTGATATGTACTACACCACTGCGGGAAATCTCAGCCCATCCGCAGTGGCGACTTACTCTGTCAAAACCTATGCGGTCACCTACAATGCCAATGGCGGTACCGGCGCTCCCAGTACCCAGTACAAAACACATGGTACGGCGTTGACGCTGAGTTCTACCAAGCCCACCAAAGCATCGACCTCTCCGGGCAACTACACAGTTACCCTAAATGCCAATGGCGGCACCTGTTCTTCCACATCGCTGACAGCAAAGCGAACGACCGCGTATACCTTCAGCACATGGAACACCAGCTCCAGTGGCACAGGTACCAGTTATGCTTCCGGTGCGTCCTACACCACCAACGCCGCCTTGTCGCTGTATGCCATTTATTCCAGTAGCACTACTACAGCTTCGGTGACACTGCCGACCCCCACACGGGATGGCTACGACTTTATGGGCTGGGCAACAAGCGCCTCGGCAACCTCTGGCAGTACAGGCAGTTACAAGCCTTCTGGTAATGTGACGCTGTATGCGATCTGGGGTGCCAAAGGACTGATCTATATAGGCAACGAAGCCTATCAGATTTATATCGGTAACGGTTCCAGTTGGGATCTGTATGCCCCTTATGTGGGCAACGGAACTGACTGGGACCTTTGCAGTTAACCACACAAGGAGGAAAACACTATGAAGAATATTTGGAATGCGATCCAGATGGCTTTTACTGCCCTAGGCGGCTTCCTGGGCTGGTTCCTGGGCGGCTTTGACGGTTTTCTGTACGCTCTGGTGGTCTTTGTGGTCATTGACTATATCACCGGCATCATGTGCGCCATCAACGACCACACGCTCTCCAGCGCAGTCGGTTTCCGGGGCATCTGCCGAAAGGTACTGATCTTCTGCATGGTCGGCATTGGGAACATTTTGGATGTGAATATCTTAGGTGAAGGTCATGTACTGCGGACAGCAGTGATCTTCTTCTACCTGTCCAATGAAGGTGTATCCATGTTGGAGAACGCCACCCATCTGGGACTGCCCATCCCTGAAAAGCTGAAGGAAGTTCTGGCACAGCTGAACGAAAGCGACGGTGAGTAAATATGGCCTACACCAACAGCCCTCTGGTCGTCTTCACCAAACTCAGCCCCAATCAATCCGGTCAGCGGAATCATGCCATTGACCGGATCACTCCGCACTGTGTTGTAGGCCAGTGCAGTGCGGAGAGCCTGGGTGCTTTGTTCGCAGATCCGGCCCGGCAGGCATCTTCCAACTACGGCATAGACAAGGATGGCCGTGTGGGTATGTACTGCCCGGAGTCCAACCGTAGCTGGTGTACTTCCAACCGGGAGAATGACCAGAGAGCGATCACTATCGAGTGCGCATCTGATACCAAGCATCCTTATGCCATGTATGATGCAGTGTACGCTGCACTGGTAGAACTCTGCACGGACATCTGCCGGAGAAACGGTAAGACAAAGCTGCTATGGTATGCCGACAAAGCAACCGCCCTGGCTTATGAACCCGCTACCGATGAGATGCTGATCACCGTCCACAGATGGTTCGCCAACAAAAGCTGTCCCGGTGACTGGCTGTTCTCCCGTCTGGGCGATCTGGCATCCAGGGTGACAGCCGCTTTGGGTACGATCCCGGTGCAGGAAACCACACCCGAAATTAAGCCTACCCCTGCGCCGGTACCTGAGAAGGAGTATCCCGAAAGACTGACGGAGGGCTACTACCGTGTCCGCCGGAACTGGGCAGACGGCAACCGGGGCCAGATCGGTGCATACCGTTTCCTTTCCAACGCAAAGAAGCGTGTGGATAAGAATCCCGGCTACAGCGTTTTCACCGATGACGGTGTTGCGATTTACCCTGTGGCTGAAAAGGTCCCTACCGCCGATCCGGACGAGACCAACCGCGTACACTCTGTTGTCAGGGGTGATACACTGTTTGAGATTGCCAAGGCATATCTGGGAGACGGTAGCCGTTACAGAGAGATCAAGACTCTAAATGGACTGAACTCCGACACGATTTATGTCGGCATGAAACTAAAGATTCCCGCTGGCTAATAATGTAAATTTTATGGAAACAACCTTTTTTATTTTCCTCCAGTATGTTATAATCAGCATACTGGAGGGATAAATTGTGGCAAATTCAAAGAAAAAGATTCAGTTTGATCATTTTAAGCCACGCTATTCTTATGTAGATAGGGATGGTGTGACTCACGATAAAGTATTTGATTTACATCCGCTTTTAACGGAAGTGTCAAAACACCCGTTTTCTGAATCAAAGAAAAAAGTTTCCGGTGATACACATATGTTCCATGTCTGTAGATACGATGAAGATCTCCAGGTATGGGAAATACAGCTTTTGCATTTGCGAGAAAAAATTTTACCCGGCATTGCTGATGATGACGGCGCATTTGAACTGATTAAATTGGAAGATAATCAGTATCCCGCTGAATCTACCACTTTGTTGTATGACAAAGAACACTGTGTCCTTTATATGCAGCGCAATATTTATGGCACATCCATAAAGGCTCTTGAACAGTATATTCAACTACTTTTGCCGGAGGGAAATCATGTAGTCATGGCACCGATTATCAGTGGATCACGCATTACCAGAATTGCAGAATCCAATCTGTACAGAAAGTTTATTCTTGTGGCAGATCGTGATCATCTCACCGACGCTGACCAGGACAAGCCTCTTGCAAAGATACTGAATCAGTTTGGTAACTACCAGGGCAAAATCGTGAAAATCGAACTGGGCTTCGGAAAGCAGAAGCATGGCCGATTGAATCCACTCGAAACAACAAAACTGATTCGTGAGGCATATGGTTTTACTGGAACCAATACCCTTAAGGTAACAACTGCTGCAGATGAGGATGTTGCTTTTGAAACCATCAATCTTCTGGATGACCGCGACCATTTCCTGGTGCCTGTGGAGTACTCCAGAAATAATCCCATCACGCATGACAGATTGTATAGAATATGCCTTGGCGAGTATAAAGAAAAACAGGGGTTAATCTGATCTCAGGAAAGGGGGAACTATGAAAAAGTATCCGATTGTTGCGGTATCAATTCCTTTAGGTCTTGGGCTTTTGACGTGCTGGATCATCAGACATCTGGGAATTGCCGCTGTGTCTTTTACACGATTTGAGTTTCTCCTTAACTCAATTATTACGTCTGCTACCACAATTTCGGGCTTCATTTTAGCCGCCGTCACGATTCTTGTTGGTGCGACTTCCAGTGCAATTATGAAAGATATCAGAAACAAGGGCGGTCTGCAGGAATTGCGGTGGAGATATACCGAAACTCTCATATTGGCCCTAATTGTTATTGTCTTTTTTACTATTCTGGGTGCAACAGTTGAAGCAGAAAAAAACAGCATGACAATATCATGGTTTTCTTTCAGTGCTGGATTGCTTGTTGCATACTTGAGCAGCACCATTTCTACCTGCTACTATTTGTTAGCAATAATTGGTAGGCTGTATTATGAAACTCCGGAAGAATATCAAACTCCATCGTCGCCTGAAGGATTATTTAGAATCGGCTCTGACGAAAAATAAAGTAAGTATAATGCCCACCGGGTACTACTGGGAATGTAGTATCTGGTGGGCATTTTTTACTTATAAGGATTTAATTCCAAAGTATTTTGCAAGCTGATGTTCGTAGATCATGGTCTGATGCCAATCCTTACGATAACCAGGCTCAACCCAGGGCAGAAGCTGATTACCGAGGAGGTAACCGGCACAGTGGGCCAGTTTGGGACCGGCACATTCCATGTGGATATAGTAGCCTGTTACGTCGTGATAGGTATCCTGCAAGTGTTCCGGAAGTGCTTTGTAAAATGCATCAGTGATTCTGGAAGACTCATAATTGATTGGGAAATGCCCGATAATGTGGTCTTTTACACAATCAAAAAAGTCCATGCGAGTGAAGTCCAAAGAGAATGGATGGTGGAAGTTTTCTACATTTGCCCGGAAACCACTAAAACCTGCATACAAGATCCGGGAGATAATGT